AAGCACGAACATAAAAGTAATTATCTGTTGTGCCGTTTTCTTCAAAGGTTTCTTTGATTTTTTCCCAATTAGAAAATTCGTCTGGATGCATGGTAGAAAGAAAGTGTCTACAACACTATTTAATATAGGAATATACTACACTATATCAATAGAGTTAGGAATTCCTAACGCTCTTCAAATTCTATACGACGTACTTTACGCCTGCGACGTTCTTCTTGATAGATGAGTTCTGTTCTAGAGAAATGACTATCAATCTTGTTTTCTACGTTATTAGATACCATTACAACTTTGTCTAAGTCAACGGCACCGACTTTATTATCCACAACTCTTACTTGATTGGGACAACCACAGAACTGAACCTTACTAGTGCTTGTCAGTTCTGTTCCACATTCTTTGCATCTTACTGTAATCATTAGTAATACCTTGTATTCGACATGGGCGAAGAGGGGATCGAACCCCCGACATCCTCCGTGTAAAGGAGATGCTCTACCGCTGAGCTATTCGCCCGACTCCTCCAGCTGGACTCGGACCAGGGACGGAGGAATGTTTCTTTAGCCAACATGGTTTACAAAGGGGTGTCATCATTAACTGAGGACACTTATCTGCAGGGGTCATTTTACCACAACCACTACATTTTGCTTCCCACATTTTCATTTATGTTCCTTCTTTAGTTTAAAGTACAGTTTGTAATACCTATCACACATTTCTCTAAGGACATCTCGGTCTTTATCGAAACCAAGTTTTTTGGTATGTGTGTAGGAACCTTCTAACTCGGAAATGAGCAGAAGAATTTCAACTGGTTTCATATTCCTAAATCAGGAAAGCGGAGTATCGGAATCGAACCGACGACATCTAACTTGGAAGGATAGCGTTCTACCGCTGAACTAACTCCGCATAGATGGGCCTTACACAAGAGAGGAGGTGGTGGTGGTGGTCTCTCTTGATGCCCAGCGACTCAGATAGGATTTGAACCTATGACCGACTGCTTAGAAGGCAGATGCTCTATCCAGCTGAGCTACTGAGTCATGTGGTAGTTCCTATCGCCGCTGACCCTGAACTACCAAGGGGATCACCGCAGTTGATTATGCTCTTTCGATACCGTCTGAGTAATCAACAAAGTCATCATACTGCTCTTGAGAGATTTCGTCAAGTGATACAACCTCTAGATCTTCTTTAGGGTCGAACCACTCATCAAACTCTGCCATGATGGCCATCTGATCGTAAATTCTTTCTACACCTTTGCCACTGTACTCTTCTACTTTTTCAATTGCCCACTGTCGAACGTCAGCAACGATTTCTTCAGTCTCCATCATAATAATCTTTTCGGAAGTACCTGCTGAGGATGTTACTATTGTAGTAGGCAGGTCCCCCTGTGTCAAGGGATTCTGTGAGAACTCCGTTGAGAAAGAGTTGTTTTGTTTCCTCGAAGTTTGTTTTGCCAGCTGTTTTATGTAAGCTGAGGATAGTGCGACTAAAGTTTTGTCTACCCAGTCGTTCAATATCCTCTTTAAGTTCTGAGCAAGACCCATAATAATTTTTCCAGTCGGATTCTTTTTTTACTCGGCGTTTTTTTCCTGGAGGTTTCCGATGACTCCAAAAATACTTTCTCCCAACGTATTGTCGTTGGTTGATGAGATTGGTAATGTTATAAACAAAACCATAGTAGTCGTGAACATCGTCACTAGTAAAAGGTCTCTCCAAATAGATCCATGGATTCTCATAATCAATATCGATACTCATCAATAATGTTCAATACCTTATCGAGATATTTATGTGCCATATCTCGATCTCCCTGCCACACGGTATCAGGTTCTTCGTATACATCATTTTTTAATTGAAGTACACGATTTTTTAACTCTTCTTTCTTCAATTCATTCTTAGGCATAGGGGAACCTCATGTCCCCCTATTTAAGCACGCTTCAGAGTTGGAAACCACTGAATGTGTCCTTTTTCACATCTTGCTTGATTCCACCAACAACATAAGACTCTACTTCAGTCTCCTGTGGTGCTACCTGAAGACCCTTAGAAGAGATCCAGTGCTGTGTCCAGGGCAGTGGATTAGCAGATGCTGCTACATCATAAACAGGTTTCAGTCCGATGCCTTTCAGACGACGATTAGCGACCCACTCAACATACTGCTGGAGAAGTTTATCATTCAAACCAATCATCGATCCATCCTTAAACAGATAATCGGCCCAACGCTTCTCCTCATTCACAGCATTATCAAATGCCTTATAGGTCCACTCCTCTTCTTCCTTCATGATTTGCTTCATTTCAGGATCATCACCTTTCTTCCACTTGTTCAGAATATTTTGGGTAATGGCGAGGTGTTGGTTCTCATCTCTAGCAATAAGGGAGATAATTTTTGCTGAACCTTCCATGAGTTTAAGTTCACCAAAAGCAAAGCTGCAAGCAAAAGAAACATAAAACCGAATTCCTTCAAGGATATTGACATTAGCAACTGCTCTATAAAGTTTGCGTTTCAATTCACGTCTTTCGATAGATCCTGCATAGTGACCTTCTGTGGCAAGTTCCCACATAGTGCCACCATCATACTCATGGGCACCCTGAATGAAGTCATCGTATGCTGCTGTAACACTGCTAGCACGTTCCAGAATGCGATCATCAGTCACAATCTTGTCAAAGACCTCTGAAGGGTCACTGTAGATGTTCTTGATGATGTACGTATAGGATCGACTATGGATCATCTCCATGAATCCCCAGACCTCCATACATGCCTCTAGTTCGGGTAGACTGCAATAAGGTATAAAAGCCATCCCAGGACCACGCCCTTGTATGGAGTCAAGCATAATCTGATACTTGAGGTTACTTGTATAGATATGCTTTTGTTCTGGACGAAGTGTTTGATAATCTCCACGATCTTTTTGCAGTGAGACTTCTTCTGGACGCCAGAAGTATCCTAATTGTTGAGTAGTTAGTTTGTCAAAAATAGGATACTTATACGAGTCATACCTCTGGATACCCAGAGGTTTACCAAAGAACATCGGTTGCTTCTTTGTATTAACTTGTTCAGTGTTAAAGACCGTCATGCCCTTAACTTTTGTCATGTTGTTGTCCTCTACGGAAGATACTTTAAACTGCACAGGATTCACACTCTCCCTCCTCGGCTTGTTCTAATTCGTTTAACAGATTATCTAAATTTGATTTAGGTTCCTCTACTACCTCATCATTTTTCATATCATGAGTATTCTGATAGTAGGAAGTTTTCCAACCGTACTTATATGTAGTCAAAAAGTCTTGTGCCATAGTGGACACAGGTACTTCATTATCAGGATACTGTTCTGGATTATAACTCCAGTTGCCAGAAATTGCCTGATCAAAGAATTTTTGCATCACAGCAACAATATTAATATAACCACGATTGGACTCCATATCCCAAAGGAGCGTATAATTATTTTTAAGAGATCCATATTGAGGAACAATCTGTTTGAGTGGTCCTTTCTTTGATTTCTTAATGGACAGATAGTCTCTAGGTGGCTCAATTCCATTTGTTGCGTTTGACACAACGGAACTGCTCTCCGATGGCATCTGAGCAGACAGTGTTGAGTGCCGTAAACCGTATTCGGAGATAGATGCGCGAAGACTCTCCCAATCATGCTCTAACTCCTGACTAGAGATTTCATCAACATCCTTCTTATATGTATCGATAGGAAGAATTCCATCAGCATACTTGGTGCGACCAAAGTCTGCACACCATCCTTTCTCCTTGGCAATTTGATTAGAAGACTTCAAGAGATAATATTGAAATGCTTCGGTCAATCCATGAACTGCATCCCATGCCTCTTGAGAGTCATACTTGAATCCAAGTTTAGCAAGGTAATGTGCTAGACCAATAAACCCAATTCCAAGGGATCTACGTGCCTTTGTAGCACGTTCTGCTGCCTTTACGGGATACTCTTGATGGTCAATCAATTCTTCCAGGCCACGGACAGAAAGATCACAAAGATTTTCTAATTCGTCATCGGTCTTGACTTTACCAATATTAATGGCAGAAAGAATGCATAGAGCAATCTCACCAAACTCGTCATCAATATGACTAATTGGATCTGTTGGCAAAGTAATCTCCTGACACAGGTTACTCATATTCACCTTGTCCTTGAAAGAAGAGTGAGAGTTGCAGTGGTCGATGTTCATGATATACAAACGACCAGTCTCTGCTCTCTCCTTCAGGAGATCGAGGATTAGTTTTTGTGCCCCGATAGTCTTTCTTGGAACAGACTCATCTCGTTCAAACCCCACATATAAATCATCGAACCTGTCAGTACCAAAGGAATCATACAGACCCGGTACGTCATGCGGTGAGAAGAGGCTAATCTCTCCATCCTGAATGAAACGTTCGTAGAAAATCTTTGAAATTTGGATTGAGTAGTCAAGTTTTCGTACCCGATTGTCTTCTGTACCTTTGTTATTCTTCAGGACGATGATGTCTTCGATCTCTTGGTGCCAGATTGGGAAGTGGACAGTTGCTGAGCCACCACGAATTCCATTCTGTGTACAGCATCGGACAGTCGATTCAAACTTTTTAAGAAATGGTACAACACCTGTGTGTTGGACTTCTCCACCTCTGATCTTAGCGTTGATGCCACGGATTCGGCCTGCGTTGATACCGATTCCCGCCCTTTGTGCAACGTATTTGCCAATTGCCATATCAGAGCTAAAGATAGAATCGAGGGTGTCATCAACATCAACAAGAACACAGCTAGCAAATTGTCGAAGTGGAGTTCGCACTCCTGCCATGATAGGTGTGGGAATGTTGAGTTTGTGTTTGGAGATGGCGTCATAGTACCTCTTAACGTATGACAAGCGAGTATCTTTTGGATACTCAGCGAAGATTGTCAAAGCAATCATGATATACATGAACTGTGGAGTCTCATAGACTCCGCCAGAACTTCTATCTTGTACTAGGTATTTATCTACAACCTGTCTCAGACCAGCATATGTAAAATCAAAATCTCGACCATGATCAATCATGGAGTTTGCTTTGTCAATCTCCTCTTTTGAATACTTAAGGAAAATATCTTTATCATATACTTCTTTAGAAGTACAGTCCATGATATGGTTTTCAAGATGAGGAAGTTCTCTCATCTTTCCATAGAGACTTTTACGAATACTAAACAGAAGCAAACGTGCTGCCACAAACTGATAGTTGGGGTGATCCAGATCGATCAGATCAGAAGCAGAACGAATCAGAATTTCTTGAATTTCTCCAGTAGTGATACCATCATAAAACTGGATACCAGACTGGATCTCAACTTGACTCGCAGACACCCCTGCAAGACCCGTACACGCTTCATCAACCATCAAATGCATCTTCTCTAGGTCAAGAGGTTCAATTCTTCCGTCTCTCTTTTTAACCTTGGTGCCGTTCGTCATATCTTCTTCCAGGTGGTAAATTTAAGTTTTGCTTCTAATCCAGAATATGTGTTTGATTCTATCACAGACTGCACATCCAGTCCAGACATCACCATATCATTTATGTCTTTATCATCGATGCTCTCAGGCCAGATGACTACCGACTGGCCAGAATCGATGGTCTTAGAGATTCTGTTTGTAATTTCTCTGTTGCGGGGTTCGTTATCATAAATCCAAACAGGATTGCTGATCCCCCAACGATCAACATTAGCATCAGCTCCGCACATAGCAATCGAGTTGCGAATAAACGTGCTGTCGAAAGGTCCTTCTGTAACATAGACTGGAGCATCCTTTCTGATGTTATCAAGTCCATAGATTTTTGGTGCGTCATCATCAAGCATCACGGTAATATATTTAACAGGGTTTGGATTTATAGATCTTCCCTGGAGACCAATTAAGTTCTTTTCATAATAAAGTGGAATGATGATGCGTTCTTCATCATGCGTTGTATCATCAAAGGTCTGCTTAAGACTGTTTACAAACTTCTTAAAGTGTTCAGCATAGTAGAAATCATCAGGGTTTAGTTTTCTTGCTGTAAGATATCCAGCAGGTCTAGGATAATCAGATGCTTTGGGTAACTTTAATTTCTTCTTAAACTTGGGTGCTTCAAATTTAATGTCTGGTTGATCAATTACAAAGTTACGACCAGTATGGCCCCCTTTGAACTTCTCCATAACATATTGCTTATGAACAGCAGGATCAACCTGCTTCAAAAAGTTGTTAAGAGACATCGAAGCACCACAGTTATGGCACTTGAAATTAGTATTTGCCTTTACTGCGTAAAGATACCCTCGCGTTTTACTCTTGTTTTTCTTTGAGTCTCCGCAGATTGGACACCTAAAGTTGTATAGGTTTGATTTTACTCTCTTAAACTTATGAAGTTTAGGAGATACAAGTCCAATAAACTTGGAGTCAACGTGATCCATCCACAAAGGCAACCGCTGGTTGTATTATAACACTCTCAGCGGAGGATAACAAGGGTTTGATTATTTTAATAGATTGTGGGTTGGAAATTATCAATATTGCTCCCAGTGCTCCGATGCCAATCCAAAGTTTCCGTTCCAATAATGATAATCGTTGAGTAACGTTGTCATGATCGCTGTCCATTTTATCACGGAGTTTGTCGATCTTATCAAACAATATCTCGTCGATTTCTTCTTGCTTCGTAATTCGTTGTTCATGGACGGCCAACATCCTACTCACGTTATTATTTACCTCTGCAATTTTTTCAATTGCTGAGTCTAATCTTGAAACTAATGTCTCAAAATTTTCCAATCTTGTCTCTAGAACTGCGACTTTAACTTCTTCTTCCATCAGGCTTCCACATTTTACGTATACCCTTTTGGTAAATATATCTTTTCTTGTTT